AATAAACCTAATTTCATGTGATCCATATCGGTATTGGTTTAGAGTATACAACAAAAATGAATAAAGCTATCAGAACATGAGGTATATCCACGGCGATATATCTCATTTTTTGTATAAAAGTAACATTTGATTATTGAAAACTGAACATGCTGCATTTTTTATGTAAAGGTTTTAGGCCAAAATAACCCGATTGTTTCCATGTCATATCCATTGTGGCGTGTTCGGTTTTGAGTAATTAAAAAAGCCACTATTTTCTAGCGGCTAATATTTGGCGTATTTGATTATTCATTTCCTTCTGATACTCATCTACGGTATTGAATATTGTTTCCCGTAGATTAAAAGCGGCAAGTGCATCATATATCGAATTAGTACGGCGGCGAAGCAATTCGCATTTTTCAGCGATATAACGAAGCATCATAACAATGTTGCTTAAATCGTCATAGCCTAGTGTTTGAATTATACCGTCGTTATTATATTTAATTCCGGTATATGCTGCTTGTAATGTTTCGATACTGTTTAATTTGTTGTATCTGATCGCGTTTTTAATTTCTTGAATAGTCATTTGCATTGTTTTATTCTCCTTTTGGTTAAGTAATTGGCGGTAGTGGTTATCCTACCGCCTTTGTTTTGTTATTCGTAGTAGTGGCAAGCAATAACTTCGTTTGTGTTATTGTCGATTAATTGCCATTCAAAACCGAAACTCATTGTACTGATGAAATCGGAAGCATCTGTTTTGTTTTCAAATTTCCATGTTTTGTTTGTGTTTACATCTTTAAGTGTTAGCATTTTAAATTCTCCTTTTTGAATACTTGCGTTTTCTGATGCATCTTATGGCTTAATTATACTTGTGTTTTCGCAAGTAGTCAATAGGGAAATTAAAAATTTTTCAAAAAAGTTTTGTGAAGGTGGTGAAAAGCTAGTGAATATCATATGTACCAAGTCGAAATGTCTTAATAACAAAGGCGGAAAATGCATAGCAAGCGAAATATACTATGACGGATTATGCCAAACATATTGCACTAGCCAACACGCCAGCAAGCAACACGCGGGAATATGCCAACGATCACATGGCAGAATGAAAAAGCAAAGATAACAACATACTAAGATAGGGGGTGAAACAATGGCGAAAACTACATATAAGGACTGGGAAGCAGAAGAAAAGATTTTGCTTTTACAAGGCTGGGCGCGTAATGGTTTAACAAATGAACAAATTGCCAGCAATATGGATATTGTTGTTTCTACCTTATGGGAATGGCGCAAGAAATCACCGAAAATATCAAACGCCTTAAAAATAGGGAAGGATGAAGCAGATATACAAGTTGAAAATGCACTTTACAAAGCAGCACTTGAAGGAAATACAACGGCTATGATTTTCTGGCTTAAAAACCGACGTTCTAAAGAATGGCGCGATAAGATACAACAGGAAATCACAACCGAAAGCGCCGTTAAGTTGGTTATTGATAACAACGAATTGAGTGATACAGATGAGTAAAACAAATCTGTTTCGCGATGTGATACGGCCAACTGCCAAACAAAAAGAATTCTTGCGGGCAGTAAAGCAAAATATCTATACACTATATGGCGGCGCTGCTGGTGGCGGTAAATCATATATACTCCGCTGGGGTTTGATATGGCTGCTTATTGATTGGTTTATCAAAACAGGAATTAAAGGCATACGCGTTGGATTATTCTGTGAAGATTATCCAAGTTTAGATGATCGTCAAATATCCAAAATCAAAATGGAGTTTCCGGAATGGTTAGGAAGCTATAAGGAAAGCAACCATGAATTCACATTGAATGATGAATTAGGCGGCGGCGTTATATGTTTTAGAAATCTGGATAAGCCAAGCAAATATTTATCTAGTGAATTCGCTGCTATTGCTATTGATGAATTGACTTTAAATAGTCGCGATGTATTCGACTTTTTGCGTATGCGGCTCCGTTGGACTGGTATCACGGATACAAAGTTAATAGCTGCAACAAATCCGGGCGGTAAAGGCCATATGTGGGTAAAAGATTTATTCATTGATAGAAATTTCACAAAAGAAATGCAGCCATTCGCCGATAAGATAGCATATATCCAAGCAAGGGCAAGCGATAACCCACATCTATCACAATCTTATATAGATGCACTTAACACGTTGCCGGAAAAACTACGTAAGGCATACCTAGACGGCGACTGGAACATATTCGAAGGTCAAGTATTTACAGAATTCCGCACCGATAAGCACGTTATAGAACCGTTTGAAATACCGCATCATTGGCAACGGTATCGGTCAATGGACTGGGGTTATACGAAACCATATGCAGTTTATTCCGCTGCCGTTGATTATGACGACGTTTTATATATTACTGGTGAGTTTTACGGCTGCAAGCCGGGTATGCCGGATACTGGCACACAGGAAACGGCAAGGGAAGTAGCACAAAAGATAGAACACTTAAAAGACTATCAAGGAGTTGCAGACCCCGCTATATGGCAGCGAACAGGGCATGACGGGCCAACGATTGCGGAAATATTTGCAACGGAAGGCGTGTATTGGACGAGGGCGGATAATGATAGGTTAGCCGGACTTATGCAAGTGCATCAACGATTAAAAGAAGGTAAGTTGAAGATATTTAGTAATTGCGTACATCTAATACGCACATTGCCAGCTTTAACCTACGACAAAATAAAAGTTGAAGACGTAGATACAAAACAAGAAGATCATGCGTATGATGCGGTGCGTTATATGTGTATGGCTAGACCGGTTAAATCAGTTAAACCAGATAAGCCATTTAATGACGGTTATAAATATGTTGATGATAGCGAAGGAGATATAAGCGCATGGGGCGTATGAGTGAAAGGGCGTTGCGTGATTACGCCTTTAAGGTTCTTAAATCGGAATACGGCGAACGCGAAGAGAAGGGCGTTATTATTCCGGCTAAATATACAGATGCACAACTAGCGGAATTTGCTAAAGCAATGCCGCAATGGCAATTAGAACAAATGTACGATATGATTTATGGTTCTGAAATGGTGGAGTAATGGATATAGAACAAACAACCTTTGATATATACGAAGCAAAACAAAATGTAAAAAGTGCATTAGCCGCCACGTCAGAATGGCGCAAGGCTGCTGCCGAAGATTTTGCATTTATGCAAGGCAAACAATGGCAAGACGGCGATTTAAAGAACATGCGCGAAGCTGGACGGCCAGCAATTACGATTAATAGAATTAGACCGGTTATTAATCTGTTATGCGGTTATGCATCACAGAACGAAACTGAACCGGACTTTTTACCACGTTCCGAAGAAGATGATAGAATAAGCCGTGTTGCGAAAGGTATTACAAAATACTGTTTAGACCGTGCGAACTATCAACGTAATAAGGGCAAATGTTTCCGCGATAAGATTGTTTGCGGTTTAGCCAATTACTGGGTTAGCTATGAATTCGACTATACGAAGTTAGACGGTATTATTCAGATTGAACGCGTTTCTCCGTTTGATGCTTTCATAGATCCGGAATGTAAAAAGGACGATTTAAGCGACGCGCAATATGTTGGCCGGTATAGTTGGGAAAGTGCTGCCAAGTTAAAGCAAATCTATCCGGAAAAAGTTGACGAAATCAACGCATTAAAAAGCCGATATGATGAAACCGAACAGGAAGCCGGTATAGTTGAAACAGTAGACGGCGAAGCGTTATGGTTTAACACTAACTACAATAAAATTCGTGTAGTGCAGTACTGGTATAAGGAATACGGCAAAAAGAACGTATACATGACAAAAGAGGGTTTAATTGATGAAGCTAACCCGTTATTTGTTGTATTAATGGCTACAGGAAAGAAACCTACTAGCATACCAGATACCAAAATTCGATATGCAACGTTCGCCGATAGTGTTCTATTGGAAGAGGGTGAAAGTCCCTATAAGCATGGTAAATTTCCGTTAGTACGTGAATATTGTTACTATACCGGCGAATTGGTAGATGATGAACTGGAACCAGCTGGCGTAGTGCGTGATATTAAAGACGCGCAACGTGAATTAAATAAAAACCGAAGCCAACGCATGCACGTTGTAAATCAACAGTCGTTAGGCGTTAAATTCTGGCAAGGCCAATTAACAGAACAGACTAAGCGCGATATCAAAAATAATAGCACTAAACCGGGCGCGAATATCTGGTTACCGCCGGGCGTATCATTCGTAGACGGCACGCCGGCAATGGATAGCAATATTAATATGGCACTTGAACAACAATCAAGCAATGATTTCTATTCTATCAGCGGTATCACTCCGGAAAGCCTAAGCGGTAGCGTTGGCAGTATGAGTGGCAAGGCAATCGACTTGCGGCAATCTGTTACAACTGTTCAAACGGCTGGTATCTTTGAGCAATCAAAAGAAGCAGAACGCCAAATTGTTAAATTGTTATGGGGCGAGAAAAACGCACCGGGTTTAATTCCACAATTCTACAATGAAGCCAAAGCAATGCGCATTATGGGCGACGACGGTCAAAAGGAATTTGTACAGATTGCACCGGGTTTAAATCAACCTATGCAAGAACAAGTTTTAACCGATGCATTTGGGCAACCGCAACGCGATGCGGAAGGTAATCCTATTAAGCAAGTACTATATGATCTATCCGCCTTTGATTTTGATATTGTGATTAGTACAAGCCAAGCAAGTGCAACGGCAAGACGTGCTAACCTTTACCAATTATTGGAAGCTAAGAAAAGCGGCGTTGATATTCCTATGGATATTATCCTTGATTTCATGGATTTCCCAGAAAAAGAAACGGTTAAGAAACGCATGCAAGAAGCGGCAGAAAAGCCAGCGTTACCAGAATTGCGCGTAAGTGGTTCGCTTGATGATATGCCAGCGGAAGCATTGAGCATGTACCTACAAACATTAGGCGTACAGATTTCACCACAACAAATCATGGCGGAACGGTTAGCCTTGAAAGGTAAACAACCAAACATTCAAAATACACCGCAAATTATGCCGCCTATGAACGATTTAGGCACTATGTAATATAAACTATCAACACAATAATAAACGCTCCGTAATGGGGCGTTTTTTATATTATTTTCGCCCTAAGTAACGGCGTTAAAAGGCTTGCTTATACATTATCGCCCGGCAACGGCGTTAAACTGCCATATTTCTTTATTCGTCCGGCAATGACGTTAAAAGGCTAAGGAGTATTAGATATGGAAAAAGATTTAGTTAATATCGAAGATGCTGGTTTCACTCCGGAAGATTTAGAAAACGCGGGCGTGAACGTTGATGAACATACCGAAGAAACGGATACACAGGAAACTGCAACAGATGAACCCTCTACAGATGATGCGGCGGAAAGTGATGCGAATGATGCGGAAGTAGATGCAGCGGCGCCGAACACTAATGAAGAAGAACCGGAACACGAAGAAAACCATACAAACGATAACAATCTAAAAGCGGCACTTGCACAGGAACGCGCAAGACGTAAAGCGGCCGAGGAACGTGCGCGACAATTCGAAGCGAAACAAAGACCAATTACATTGCCAGATAATGAAGTATCTGATATCCGCGACTTTGTACGCCGTGAAGCATTGAAACGCTTTAATTTAACGGCGGAAGATTTAGAAAGTCTTATGTTTGAAGATGTGCAAAAGTATAACGATTTCATTCGTTTTGAAGCTAACGCAGAATACACGATCACAAATCAACAGTTAGCAGTACACCAACAAAGACAAACAAATCTAAATTTCGTAAATGAAATTAAATCATTACCAAATTTCGGGGAACTATATCAGCGCGGATTAGAAAAGCTAAACGGCATGACAATGCGCGATGCACAACCAATAAACGATGCGTTCTACCGCGTGGATATTGGAGAAGGTACCGATGCCGATTTTGAAACAATCAGAAAATTTGTTAATGAACTGCAAAATGAACGGGCAACGAATACCGACGTTACGAATAACCCGTTACAGGTGGCCGCAACGTTGCCGAAGGCTGGCGCGTTAAACGGTGGCGTTCCTACACCTAACAAGGTAACAGAAGAAGATATTTTGAAAGCGTACCAAACAGGCAACCTTGATGCATTGCCGGACGATGTACGCAAATATTTTGACGAATTATAAGAGGTAAAATATGGCAGACCAAAGAAACCAAGTTAATATCCCAGCGAATTTAGTACCTAAAGTATGGGCTAAAAAAGTATGGCATGAAGGCGTAAAAGATAGTTATTTTGATAAATTCACCGCAATGGACGGTTCCAACGTAGTACATCAAAACAAAGACTTAACAAACGTAAAAGGCGATAGCGTAGTATTCGGCTTGATGATGAACTTAACAGGCTCCGGCGTTGAAGGTAATAGACAAAAATTATCTGGCGCAGAAGATACTTTGAACATTTATGATTTCACAGTACAAACACAATTAGTACGTAATGCGGTATCCCGTTTTGAAGCTGACGACCAAAAAAGCCAATACGATATGTTGAAAGAAATCAAAGTTGTTTTGAAACAATGGTTATCTGATTGGTTAGATAATAAATTAATTTCTAAACTTTCCTATAATCCTTCTAATGGTGAAGCTTTATATGCAAGTGCAGCCGGTACGCAATCCAGCATTACGGCAAATGATAAATTAACAACAACTATTATTTCCCGTGCTAAACGCAAAGCAATGATGCATGCGCCAAAAGTGCAACCGATTAAAGTTGATGGTATGGATAAGTACATTATGCTTGTTCATCCATGGGCGGCACGTGATTTAAAAGATGATCCAAAATGGTTGGCAGCACAACAAAACGCAAATGTACGCGGTTCTAAAAACCCTATCTTTACTGGTGCGTTGGGCGAATATGACGGCGTTATTCTTTATGAATACGAACGCGTACAAACTGGTAACATTGGCGCTGCTAGTGCTAACGTATGTCAAAACTTGTTATTGGGTAAGCAAGCGGCATGTTTCGCAGTTGCAAGACCAGCTAAACACATTGAACAAACAGACGATTACGGCAACATTGCTGGTAATGGTATAGCGTTCTATGGTGCAGTTGAAAAAACAAAATTCAACGGTGCGGATTACGGCATTATTAATGTAATGACTGGCGGCGTAGTTGAACGCTAATTTTTGAATTATGGGCGGGGTAATACCCGCCTTTATTCTATATGGGGTGAATATGAACGTAAAACAAGTTATCAATAGGGCGTTCATGCAAATAGGCGATACACCACAGGAACAGTATACTCCGTACCATTTGTTAGAGTATTACAACGAAGGCAATCACTTATTAAATGCCCTTATCGGTCAGTACTGCCCTAGTTTGGCACAGGCAACGCACGAAGATAACGGTACCGGACGGATTACGCTGCCCGGTCAATGTATCAGCGTGTTAAATGTCAAAGCCGATGATGCGGACGTACAGGCCTATCATGTATTGAATTTACAAACGATAGTATTTGATGCAGATCATGAGCAGAAAATAACCGTTGATTATATAATGACTGCTGGCTATAAGAAGCTGGAAGATGAAAGCGGACTGCCGGCAGAATTAGAAACATTACTTGTTGATTACATCGTATATAGGGTTATGAACCTTGATATTTCCGGCGTAACGGCGAATATGGTTAATGCATTGCAATCTATTAATGACGGTTTAGGAAATAATGAAAGCGTAATAGCGGAAGGGTACTGGAATTATGGTAGTAAGCGAATTGATTACGCTGGTTAATGTAGAGTCTAACGAAATATTAGATGAACAGTTGGAGTATATCCAATACATTAACGCAGCTATTGACTGGCTAACTACTATTCTAGTTAGCATTAAAGACCGCGAAGTGGTTAAGAATACCGATATACCGAATTTGAAAGCGGTTCCATCCGATTTCATGGGTTTCGTTCCTAAAAGCGGTTATCCTATCCGCATCATAAACGGAACATTTGAAACCTATGACGGGGAAACGGTCAATCAAGTGTTTTATAGCGTACGAAAAAACCACGTTGACGAAATGGACGATACTATTCCGTTTTCTGAATTCTTTCATCAGTATTTAGTGCAGCTTATATCTTTCATGGTTAAGAAAAAATCACTTATGACGGATTACGCTGCATATGATAAACAATTCATTGACTACATAACGGAACAGATTAAGGCGGCAAGAGGTATAGCATAATGGGCGTTAAACAGGTGGCAACTACAAACGGGTTCAGGCTGGGCCTTGATTGGAGCAACCCGCCGGAAAATATCGACGTGCAAGCGCTAACACAGGCGCAACAATGCGAATTTGATAGAACAGATAATGCATTACGTACTGTTCCGGGTATTCGTATATTGTATGATTTTGGACTACCAGTAGAAACGCTATATCATGATGTGTACCGTAATAAGTGGTACTTTTCTAGTGGCCGAAATTTGTATGAAACAGATTTTAGCAGTAATAAACTGTTAGGCACATTAAATGGTACCGAACGGCCGAAGTATCATGCGTTTGGCGGTGATATTCTTATTGCCAGCGGTGATAAATTACAAGCCATTTCCGGTAGTGGTAAGTTATCCACTATTGAAAGTCCTACATGTGATATGGTATCAAGCCATTCCGGCCGTGTACTGATTGCATCGACTTATTCGCATCGGTTGAATTGGTCGGCAGTTGGCGACTACAACGCATGGACTCATAACTCAAATGATGCATCTAGTGCGCAATATGTGGACGTTGGCTATAAAGACCAAGGCAGCATTATTGCGATTGATTTCTTATCACGTGCAATTATCGTATATAAAGAATACGGGCGCGTGTATCAAGTAATTGGCACGCCAGATGCACAGAATTTAACTGTGTATCCGTTATCCTCTACTGGCTATTGTAGCGGTGCGACGGTGAGCGTTGATGATCGTAGTTACTATTTAGGCAATCAAGGGTTCATGTCTTTCATGCCTACAAATACCTATGCAGAAATACAACCGTTTGAAACTGGCTTAAATATCAACTCTTATCTATTGAAGTACATAACGAAAGATTGTGAAGTATGGCACATATCCAGTAGAAAGCAAATCTGGATTAAACCATATAACGGCGAAACAGTTTTTATATATCACTACTTGCCACGATATGAAGACGGAAGGGGCGTTTTCACATCAAGAAAATTCGCGCATAGCATTAATGCGGCGGTGAATGTAGATAAAGAAGTATACATCGCATACGGCAATAAAATCGGTATTCTTGATGAAACGATAGATACAGATGATGCGGTACAAATTCAAACATCAATAATCAGCGGCAACAGATTGGCAACACGTCAATTTGTGTTGATTATGAACTATAATTTTGTAACGCATAATCTTATTCCCGGTCATGGAACTATTGGCATCTCAAATAAGAAGCCTAAGCCAATTAACTTTTCAAGTAAGGCAACCAAAACTTACTATGCGAATGAAAAGCTATACGCTGCCAAAACATTAATGAATGTTAATGAATACACGAAGGCGTATAAAATTGGCGGCGGTGCAAATCGTAATGTACAATTTAAAATCAATGTTCAAAAGGGCGCTATTTCGTTACGCCAGTTAGATTATACGTATGAAGAGGTTTAAACATGGCATATAAAGAAAAATACCCTTTGGATATCACGCCACAGGGCGATACTGTACAAGATAGTATCAAGAAAAACCGCGATGAATTATTGAACGTTGCACAGCAAATGGAACTAAAAGCCGGCGGCGGTGGTGGTACTGGTGGTGGTACTGGTGGCCTACGTAATAGAGTGTTGAGCGGTAAAGTAAGCAATGGTGAATTTTCATTCTTAACCGGTGATAACCTAAGTGTAATGATTGACGGCAGTCAAACGCCTGTATTGTTATCATTCGCCGACGGTTTCAACGATTACGGCGCGGTTGATTATATCCAAACGATTAACCGTAAACAAAGCGCATGGAGTCTACCGGCCAATAATACATCGTATTTATACGTTGAACGTTCAGCATCTGGCGGCCTAACTTATGGCAGTACAACGCTTGAACCGATGCGCCAGCCAAACGCACCAGCAGCGGCAACGGATAAAATGTACTACAATACCACAAACGAAAAAATGTATGTGTATACTGGCACGTATTGGAAAGAAATATTGCGCGTAGTGGTAGCGATTGCCGTTACAGATGCAACGCGTGTAAAGTCGATTAAGTATTATGATCCAAACGTAAACACCGCAACAGATGCCGTAATTGGCACACGTACGGTTGACGGTAAAGCGTATGCATTAACAGATATTCTTAATCAAATGGCGGAAGCTATTAAAAAGATTGCTGGCGATGCTAATTTCACAAATAACCCAAGCCGAACATTAAAAACGGTAATGGATACCATTAACGGTTTAGGAAGTACGTATTACAAAAAGACTGATACAGTCGCGGAAGCAACGCATGCAGCACGCGCAGACGTAGCAACACGCGCAACAACGGCAGATAGTGCTACAAACGCTACAAATGCTACGAATTGCGTGCGTAAAACTGGTGATACCATGACGGGTACGTTAAATGTTCCGGGCCTTTCTAATAACTCAATCGATTTAGATTATCTTGCCAACAATAAGGCTGGTTATAGCGGTTTCACATTCGGTGAATTAAATAACTACCGTATATGGGGTACTGCATATTGGGGTATTGGGGCCATGTTTCCGTGGAATACAAGCCAAGACCGTGTATTAGGTACTCAGCTTTATTTTGCTAACAGTAACGCGGCATTTATTCGTTTTGATACAAATACCAAGGGCATGACGGAATGGCAACGCATCGCAACGTTTGAAAATAACAATACGTTGACATTCCCGAACGGCGCAAAGTTAAAGGTGGAATAATATGCCTAATCTAGTACTAGAATATAACGGCCAAATTTACCGGTTCGGATTAACTGCAAATGCAGCAGTAACGAATGGCCAAAATATTAAGGTTCCATTTAATGGAAGTGAACTATACGCACGTATCGGGGATGACAATACACCATTAAAGGTTATTAAAAACGGAAGCACGTATTCGGTGCAGTATAATCCGGTTGCTTTTAATAATATTTATGTAGATAGACCGGCAAGTGATCGTTCAGAGTGGCGTAACACAGTATTTTTCCCAAGTGGAAATTATCGTATCACCATAGACGGAAGCACGCGCAATAGTCGAGAAATACGTATTAATGATAACAGAAACCTTGAAATAGTAATGAATATTATCGGTCAAGGGTATGGCAATCAGCATTTAAAACTGACTATTAGCGGATATTATGATAGGCAAATACAAGCCGGAAGCAATCGCAATAAATTCAGCATAGAACGAATAGGGGATTAACGATGCAACTTGAAAACCTTGAAAGCATGATAAAAGACTATGAACGGCGCACGGGTGAACGCGTTAGCCTTGAAGGTTTTTATTTCGATGAAAACAACAATTACAAAGATAAATATAATTACTATTTCAAATGGTTCCCTAATGCTGGGTTCTTATTTTGGACTATCAACGAACATGACGGCGAAAGATATTTTACTATCTGGCAGACATACGGCGATATGAAAGTAATAGGTAAGTACATCGTTGAAGTAATGAAGATGAATAATCTTGATGTAATTGTAACGGCAACACATCGAAGCGTGCGCGGTTTCATTAAAAAGTGGAACATGGAACGCGTTCCATCTATGGACTATACCTATAATGGGTTTAATTACAAAGTACTGAAAACGGTGCGAAAACACCTTGAAGCTACTTTGTAGAAAGGAAAAGCATGTTTAAATTTGACTTGCAATTATTTGGCGGCGGCGGTAAAAAGTCGAAGGTAAGCAGCATTGATGCAAAGCTACCTACGGCAACGGCCGACGAAAAGCAACTATTACAAGGCCAAATGGATTGGATTAATAACACCAATCGAAGCGCCAACACCTTGCAAGGTATGGGCGATGCGGCCTTGAATAACGTGATAACGCCAGAATACGGCAATATGTATAATTCGTATTTAGGCACTAACCGTGGCAATCAAAATGCAATAGGGGCGTTACAGAACCTAGTAACAACGGCCGGCGCCAAGAATTTAACTGATAACACGCGGTATGCAAATCAGTTAGCGGCAAGCGTTGATACTATGAATAACGGCGCAAGCCAACTGGCTAACGAATATAACGGCGCATTGCTACAAAATCAAAACGCAATGGATAGCATCACAAACGGCCAACTACCAACAGGCTATGCAGATGCTAGACGGCAAGCGTTAAACAATGATTTACAGGCAACTGTTGGCAATGCAGTTTCTGGCCTAGCAAGTCGCGGCATTGTGAATTCATCTATTACAGATAATGCATTAAATGATATTAGCAAGAACGCATCTAATACACTTGCGGCACAATATTCAAATGATTTAGGCCAAGCGGCGGCACTTAATACGCAAGCGCTTAATAATAATTTAAGCGGTATCGGTGCGAAAATGGGGTTATGGGGTAACACCTACAATAACAACCAAAACGGCATTATTAATCAAGCAAATCTAATGAACCAAGGTTATGCAAATCAGATGAATAACGCCGGCACCGCAGCGGGTTTAGTAGGTCAGCGCGAAGGGTTAGCGCAAAACCCTATTAATACAGGCGCAACAATACAAAGTGCGGCAATTCAACCGGCCAAGGATTACTACTCTATGAGTCAGTTGAATAACGCGGATCAAGAAGATTTACTTAACAGATTTATGTCATTACGCTATGGACTAGCACAACCAGCACAAACAATGGTTAAGCAAGGTTCTGGCGGTTTCTTTGGAGGGCTTATGAAAGGTTTTTGTTTTGTAGCTGGTACTGAAATTGCAACACCAGAAGGTGGCAAGGTTATTGAAACGTTTGTAAATGGTGATACTGTTATCACGTTGGGTGCGGTTAATGATGTAATTGCATTGCATGATATGGGCGAAAAAGAAACACATCGCCTTGAAACTGTATCCTTTGGCGTAACAACCACAGGCACAGAAAAGGTATTAACTCCGGAAGGCTTAAAATTAGTTAGTGAATTGGTAGTTGGCGAAGTTATTATGACGGTTAATGCTTATGAACCGGTTACACTCAGCGAAGCAACTGGCAATACTGAACACGTATACGAATTGCAATGTACTGGCGATAATTTATTCTATGCTAACGGCATTATGGCGGAAGGCATCAATGAAGATGAATTGAAAGCTATTGCAGATGCACCGGCAGAAACACCGGAAGAAAAGCCAGCTAAAAAAACAACTAAAAAATCCAGCAAGAAAGATGAACCAGTAGAGGAAGCAACCGAAGAAGCAGCAACTGAAGAAGCAGCAACCGAAGATAATAAGAAAGTAGAGGAATAACACAATGGGCGTTATCTACGTAAAAGACTTTGAACCATGGGCGGCGTTGGGTGAATTAGCCGGTCAATATTTCTCTCACCGTTTAGGGGCATTACAAAATAATAAAATGGCTAAAGGCTATCAAGCAATGCTAGGCGGTGGCGGTGGTGCTGGCGGGGAACAAGACCCGAACACTCCGCAAATTGTGGATAATAATAACCGCATGGCTGGAATGGGTATGCAACAACCTAATAGCGCCGGTCAAATCAACCAGTTATTATCTAATTCCAATAACACATTTGCCAATAACTTGATGCAAAAGAATAATATCGGATTATGGGGCGGTCAAAATCCAGCAGCACCAGCACAACCGATGCAAGCTAACACAGATGCACCGACTAACCCTGTTACTGATCAACGCTTTAACGCTTATATGAATGAGCCAAGTCCTACATTACAAAAGCAGTTACAAGCACAGGCAGCGCAAGCACCACAAATGCCAGCGGCGCCAGCGCAACCGCAACAAAACACGGGGTTATGGAATTTTCAAAATCTAAATAATACTGGTATTAATACAGGGGTACCGCAAACATACCAAGAAATGATGCAACAAAGACAAAACGCACCTTTTCATGGGGCGCCCAATTCGGCCGTAAATGGTAACGCCGAAGCGGATAAAGCGCCGGGCCAATACTCTATACCAGATAAAGCAAGCGTAACAAGCGAAGCACGTAAACAACTAGGGGCCAATACGTTGGCCCTAGTTAAAGCCGGTTTTGATTTTAAAACGGCGCAAGGCCTAGCCAGCGAACAATATCAAACTGACGTTAACAATATGTATATGCAACAAGTCAACGAATATCAAGAAAAAGTGCTTGAACCAATGCGCCAGCAAATCATGAATAGCCTTGTATTTACACAGGATAAAGACGGCAACCCAGTTGTAGATACCTATAACACAAAACGGGTTAAAGGGTTGGCGCCAGCCGTTGCAAGATATAACTATCTAGCCGGTAAAGTTGGCGCTGGTACTATTGATATGAATAACTTGAACAGTATTGCGGCACTTGATAAACCTGATTATAAGTTTAGCAGCGCACAAAACGGCCATATTGTACGCTACAACATGGGCGACGGTACTATTCAAGATATGGGCGGTTATGGCAAGGTTGAAACAAAACAATTTGCGAACGGTCAAGTTATTGTTATGACGCCAGACGGCCAAATGAAAAACATCGGAAACTTTGGTGCGAAAAACATTAAAGTTATGCCGGACGGTAAAACGTATATTGTTGGCACAGACGGCAGCATGAAATATGTAGGTACGCACGTTAAACCGGCAACGGCTACACAGTCCGGCACTAGTGGATATAATGCGCAAGTATTGCGTACGTTATCAGCGCAGCATACCGCATGGGTGAAAGCTAACCCAGACAAGGCAGAAACTGAAAGCCCTTATTACGGGCAGTTACAAAGCGCGTTAAGTGGTGCGCCTACTGCTGGCGGTGGTGGTGCTGCTGGAACGCCAACAGTTAAACGGCAACCTACTTATTCAAGCGAAGAACAAGCAGCAATTTCCAAGCGAATGAATGAACTTTCAGCGCAAGGCTGGAGTGATGATCAGATTGCAGCGGAACTTGATGCGGCCGGATACGGTCAATATAAATCGTGGTTAAAGTCTTATTAAAAATAAAGGGGTAGACTATGGGTGCGTTTGATGATATTACAAGCCAATACGGCAAGGCAGCTGGAAACGGTAACGCCTTTGAAGATATAACAACCGAATACGGTTATGACGTAGGCAACGCGCCCAAGCCTACGTTTTGGGATAGCGTTAAAAATAATGCCGAATATGTTGCTAATGGCGTTAAAAACAATATTGAATGGATTGATAAAACCGGCAAAGAAATTAACGACAATGTAGGCAATACGTTAACCAACTGGAAAGATGATGTAGTAAACAAAGCGAACAATCTAGGTAATGAATATTCTAAAAGTGCTGCCAATGCGATTGATGCTAATGGCGATAACTTTTCTAAATTTGATGATAATGGGGAGTTTATCGACGAATATGCTACGCCGGGGTTAGGTAAAGCGCACGTAGAAACCTATAACGCCGCAGTTGGTAAACCGGCCGGATATCTGGCAATTACGCCGTACGTTCCACCGCCTGTGCGAATAGCTGCCGGCGTCCTTGCCGCGCCTACGATTGCAAGTGATACGATTGATATGTATAACGCCAACGCAACCGCAGAAAACGAAGGAACGGCACCGGACGGAATTTTAGGGAATAAATATGTAGCCACGGCGAAAAATCTTTTAGTAGATCCTGTTGCTGAGCCAGTAGAACGCTTGATTGATGATCCGGGGGAATTTGCTAAAAATATAGCCATGAACCCTACTAACTTATGGGGCGACGTATTTTTACCGGCTGCCATGATACACGGGGCAACACCTAAGAAAGTAAGCGGTGCAATCGGTGAACGTGTAGGGCGTGCAGCGGAACACATCAAAGAAAAGGCATCTAACGCATTTGAAGATATTGGCGAACGTTTTACAAAAGATGCGCCAAAACTTGAAGAGGGCGTTATGTATAATGCGTTTGACGACGTACCGGTACCAGAAGAACCAATTAATGCAGTAGAACCGCGGGAATACTCCGAAAGTGGTTTAAGCGGTCAACCTATGGAAGGTGAAACCGGTAATATCCAAGCGGATATATACAACCGATACCGCATGAATGGATTAAGCGACGTTGAAGCGGCGGGCATGACTGGTAATATTGGCGCCGAAAGTAGTTTTAGTACAACGGTTACAAGTGGCGACGGCTACGGTTCCCGTGGTTTGGTTCAATTTACTGGTGATAGACTCAACGGCGAAAAAGGTTTGTTGAAATTCGCAGAAAGTCGCGGGTTAGATCCGTGGGACTGGAGAACGCAAGTAGATTTCAGCGTATGGGAATTACATAATACCGAAAGCGCTGCACTTGAAGCTATGCGCGCACACCCAGACGCAACGCCGGCAGAAATGGCGAAAATCATTCGTGAAACATACGAAAGACCAGACCCAGCAGTTGCAAATGATGCAATGCGTGCGGAAATTGCAGAAAATACATTTAAAGGCAATTATGGCAAATACGAAAATGGGCCACGTGATAATACATCGTTTAAAGATAATACGCTAGACCCTAATTATCGAAACTATGAACAACCATTCAAAGATGAGTTTATAGAAAACGAAAAACCAGTAAATGGTGAAGAACCACATACCGATTTAAACAGTTTTGTAGAAAATACCGATAAAAAATCAGTTAAAAACGAAGATTTAGGTATAAACTATCAAGGCGAAAGCGAAACGACCCGTACAGGCGAAATAAATGAATTTCAGCCAAAAGACCGCATAAATACTGACTTTGTAGAGGGTGAAAAACCTAAATTTGAAGAAAAAGCACTTGAAAACGATGCAAATACTCAATTTAGGTATGAAGAAGATGCACCGAACGAAAGTTTACGAAATGCACTTGACGATTTACCGCAAAAAGCAAAAGAAACTATCATAAATGAATTGAAAAATGATGCATCTGATCCACGATATACCGAATTAGAAAATAAAGTAAATTCTAACACGGAATTATTGAAAGATTTAAACAAAGCCACAAAGCCAGATATTACAAAAACGGAACTTGATGCGGTGAAGGTTCGATTATCTGAAAGCCTAGATGTACCAGTTGAACGATTGAGCAACGAATATATGGAAACGGTTCGCCGTGATCGTGCTGCCGAACTAATTGCAGATACGCAAGAATTGAAGTTGATGCAAGCAGAACCGGCAGAAGGTGGCGTTAGCAAATACGCGCAGCAACCTAGCCAGCTATTAGACAATGCAACGCATGAGCAAGTACGCGATGCAGTTGTAAAAGCCTTTGACGGCAACGAAGCAATGGCAAATCGTTATTTAGAAAGTAAAGGCGTTAAACCTACGGAAGCACTACAATATAGCGCAATGGGTAAGGATACGCCACATACTGGTATTGATGAAGTAGGGCGATTAGGCCGAAGCGTAACGCGTAGGGAAATATTAGATGCGGTTAATAACCTATTTAATCAACGTGTTAAAAGTGGCCGTTTGGGCCGTGATAATGTGCGCGGCTGGTATAACACTAAAACCGATGTAATTCGTAGCGGTAATTATGGAGAAATTCCAGTTATCATGCATGAATTAGGGCATTATGTAGATAATTATTTCGGTTTCAGTAAAGATGCACGGTTCAATACCGAATTTAACGGCGTTATTCAAGACCGTTTCGGAAAAGCATACAATAAGTTAGGCATGGACGGAATACGTGGCGAAGGTTACGCTGAATTCTTCAAAGATTATGTAAGTGATCGCGCGAAAGCAAAACGGGAATTTCCAGAATTTTATAGCCACTTTACGGAAGCGATTAAGAATGAACCAGAATTAAACGGTATAACCAATAAATTATCGCAGCTGGTTCATGAATGGCACCGTCAAGGCGGGGCGGAACGTATCAAAGGTAGTATTTCGTTTGAAAGTAAAGGT